TATTGATTAGTAATAGGGGCACCATTCCAGGTTCCTGTTGTAATAGTACCGACACCGGTTAAACTTGAACCAGTAACATTATTTGCTAAAGTAGTGCCAGTAATCGACGATGCTGCTGTAGTGCCAGTAGGAATAACTACTGAACCGCCTACTGGAATAAAATTACCGTTGATATTAATTCCGCCTCCAGAATTAATTGTAACTGTTTTTGTTACTGGATTTGTAATAAGCGTAACATTTGATCCTGCTGCCACAGTTAATGTATCAGATAAAGACGATGCTGAAACTCTAGTTTGGCCGGATACTGCTATGTTTGAAAATCCAGGAGTTGCTGGTAATGTATTAACAATACTTGCATAGCCTGCTTGCGATAAACTAACAGCTATACCAGTACCGCCAACAACACCTTTAAGAGATGCGTTTGTCAGGGCGGTATATAATTCATTAAAGTTACTGTTAACTTTAGTAAACGCTACACGCAACGTGTCGCCGGTTCCGCTATTAGCTGTTCCTATGTTTAATATTTGTTGTGACATTTTTTATCCTTGGTCAATCGTTATGTTAGTGTTATCGTCACTGATATTTGTGCTATCAATGCTTAAAATCTGATGTTGATTATATCCGGTGTACCATGCACCAGGTACTGCTTTAACAAAAATAGCATACGGATTTGTATCCTCTTGTATATTTACAGTAGAATCCCAAATTTTTCCAGTTCTCTTAACTACTGTTACCCTAGTTCCTGCCGCCACAGGCGTAGTTAATCTTAACGAATTAGTAGTGCCGTCGACTACAAATTCAGCATCAAACTGTACATCACCTTCTGGACTATTAGGTGCTTGGCTAACATTGTAAACCTTATATGGTTCTTTCTTCAAGCGAATATTTCCGATAAAATATGACCAGTTGGCAATATCATTATTAAAGTTAGTAGTACTAGTATTTGCAACTACACACTTGTATTGATATGATGCAAAATTAACAATGTCGCCTACAGAGTAAGATACACCTGACTTCCAATCTACTGCATTGTATCCACCAACAAACACATCAATATCATCGGCTTGATTAAATCCATCTGGGATTGATGACATGAATCCAGCTGGATATGTTTTCTTCCAATCAACAGTTGATTTATGAGTATGCCCGTTTGCAATAACATCTGACATAGGTGTGAATGATAAAGGTACAATATTTGTACCATCGCCGACAACTTGACTTGTACTAATAATATCTTGATACGGGATTGTTTCGCTAGCACCAATTTCTTGCACTGTAGCACCTGAGCGATGAACATCGCCGACTCCGGTACCGAGTGTACCTCTACGTAACTGTCCTAATACATTTCCAGTTAGCGTAAAGAACTCAATACGTTCGCCTCTTATTTCTATAATACCAGGTTTGTTATTCGCAGGACTTGGTAAATCAAAAGAGCTAGCATCTAGTACTGTAATTGTAGTATCAGTTGGATATAAATCAATAGCTAATTTAGTTTGTTTTGCGGCATTAAGACGTTTGAATATAACTCTGTTTAACATATCTTTAAATTGCATGTATGCTATTCCAGATTTTAATATGTTATTACTAAAAGTTAACACAACAAGTTTATCATTAGGCGCTGGTAATTTAGCCATTTGCAATGTCTGCTTGTCGTCCAACACAATATAATCAATATTTGGACTTAGTAAGTTGCCATTTTGTTCTAGCCATACGTAGTCACTATCAACTACTGGTCGATCTAATATTATTGTACCATTTGCTATAGACTTATAATTATAAAATTCTAAAGTATCTGGTGTGTAAGTCAATGTTGGGTTATTATTAACTGTAGTAGTTTGCATGTCGAGAATGTCATGATTGTAACTAGACATGACTTCAATAATGTGTCCTGCATCATAATTTTGTGCAAATGTAATTTGACCTGTGGAAGAATTATAAGTATATCCAGCACCTGTACCGATACTTACTGCCAAGGTAGTGCCTTTATATAAACTATAAACCACCTTGGTAATTTTTACTGTTATACCACTAAGATCAACAGTATAGTCAACTCCAGGTTGTAAAAGTTTTCCATTTGCGGTTACTACAAAATCTGCGGCATTAGCTGTAAACGGACGGAATTTAATATTGTCAATTACATAATTTAATTTGTTGTTTGCTACTGTGAAATAACTAAGACTTGGCGGTTGTAATATTGAATTATCTACTCTAACAATCATGCTCTTTTCAAGTGGTTTTGAATTACCAATAGGATATTGTAAGTTGTAGGTAGCGTTACCGTTAGGAGTAATCCTTTCTTTCTTGGTAACCGCAAAGCTCTGTTGGCTACCGCTAACAATAACATAATTAATTAACGAACCAGCTGCTGGAGGTTTGGCGAATCTCAATCCCATCAATCCTGAAAGAGCATAAGTTTTATCAGTTTTAAATAACTCATATGCTACGCTGGACTGTGCTGTACCGTCAACATATACTAAGCTAGTTGTCGGTGTAATATAGTTGGCCTTGGTAACAAATTCTGTAGTAGTTCCGTCGCCAATAAAATGATCAATATCTAAAATATTTGAACCATTGTATCCAATATTAAAGATACTCACCATTGTACCAACAGTCGGGGGGCTATTAAATAGAATTTGACTATTCCTATAATCGATAGTATAATCATCTATTACTGTCATAATTTGAGTTACGCCCATTGAGACTGTTTTTACTATTACAGCACCTTCGCTATTAGGTAGTTGTGTCATTTTAAACTTAGTAGTAATACCGTCAGTAAAGTAGTTGTCAACTTTAATAGTGGCAGAACCTGATAAAGGTTTTTCAAATATCTTAATTGCAACTGCATCAACAACTTGTCCTGGAACTACTTCTTCAGGAGCAGGACTTGATGTAGGCGTTACAAATTGGTCGCCATCAACTAAAATATCGTCTGCGGCTATACCAGTTGCTGAGCTATATGCAAGATCACCGCCTGTTAGTGCAGTATCATAGTCTGCTTGCTGTGGAGCAAATGCTCCGTCACTTGTACTTTGACGAATAATAAATTCGTCTCCAGCAAATACAGGATATGTATTTGGTATTGTAACAACCTTAGATATACCATCGGCAACTACGGTCTGCATAACTGCATTGGTATTAATAGCCTGCGGAGAACCGTAATGCTCATCGTCTATTCGAATTGGCTGCAGATAGCTACTAATAGAAATTGTTGATCCACTTGAAGCAACTACTATCGGTGTGTTCAATGTTATCAACCCGTTTCCAAACGGATCAAGTTGAGTAAGAACTGTTAATTCCCTAGTAAATGATAATATAGATCCATTAGCAATATTAGTATACAATATTTGACTAATTTGTACATCGGTAGAATTTAAAATTGCTGTTACTTTAGTATCAAGGGTAATCGTATTTGCTACATATGGTGAAATTGTAATTCTATCATTAACATTAATTCCGGTGGTACTTACCAGCGAGATCACATTACTTCCTGCTTTATTACTCAAATATGTGCTACCCGATACACTATGAGCTGTTCCCACTGCCGAAGATGCTGTAACTATTACTGCTGGAGCAATATCTCTCTTGTTGTAAGTATAAGTCAATGCTGCTCCGTCACTAGCAAATGTTTCAGTGTAGAATTGACTATAGTAAATGTTCAACAGTGTGCCGGCACTCGGAGTATACGGTAATGTAAACGTATGGGTATTTGCAGATACTTTTACGATATAGTCATTAGAGGTAGCATCGACGCTATCCCATTTATCGGAGTAGTAAGGAGCACTTCCCCAACCTGAATTAATTTCAAAGCCAATTCCATCGACAATTACCCCACCGTAATCGATGCCGGTCATTAACTGTGCTAGATCTTTACCTTGTTGTCCGGATTGCGGATTATACAGGAATTGAATACGATCGGCTGCATTTAATAAGGACCAATCTGCATTATAGTTTATAGTTATTTTAGAATCCTTAGCTGGCGCATTTATAAATGTAATTGTACCATAGTGATTAGTATAACCTCTAGATTTATCACTGGTGATTGCTAAAGTATACAAATCACGTAAGACTGGGACCGAGTGGCTAAGACTTTTTGGTGATGCGATTGATACTGTACAATTTCCAATAGTGAGATTTGGTGCCCATGCTAAATCAAATTGTACACGTGATCCTGTACCAGTAAATGTTTCTGTGTGTGCTAGATTAGTTTCAAAATAATTTTGTGTTATACGATCAAACTTAATTCCAATAGTATTAGTACGTATTACGCTGTTGCCAATAATTGCTACAACCTTTGCTGGACGACCGGTGGTACCATCATATCCGCCGCTTAGTGTAATAGTTGGGGCTGACAAATATCCGGTGCCACTACCGCCGTATGAGTCTGTATTGGTTAATTCTATTCTGTTAACTTTTCCGCTGGCTATAAATGCACGTGCTTTTACTCCTGATCCTGAAGAGCTAGTAAATTCTACAATAGGTTCACTAATGTAGCCGCTTCCGCTGTCGACAATTTTAAGATCAACAACACTAAATCCAACATTATCTAACCAATTTTTCCACGGATACGTTGTAATTAAATTATTATCAGCAGTAATCGTACCGTTGCTTATACCGGTATTAATACCTTGAAATAGACCATTTGCATATACACCTGGAAGATCAAAGTCGCTGATCATATTTTGATTAATATCAACTTTACTGTAGTTACTAATATATTCTCGAATCTTAGTTCTATAGGGTTTAACTTCGTTGATATAATCTTCAAAATTATTTAAATTGTCAGGTTGATACGTTACTGGTTGATTTAGATCTCCAACATTGTGTTCAGCTCTGATAAAACTAGTTTTAAAAATCCAATCTAATTCGGTCTGTTCACTAAATGCATATCGAACGTTATAAAAGAATAAATCTAAATAATGTTTTTTTAGATTACCAGTTAAGATATTATTTTTTATTGTGTTAAGAATAATTCTTAATTCGTTAGTAGCTGTTAAATCAAAGTTATTACCATCATATAATGAGCCATCATATCCGTAAACTGTATCGGTAAATTTATAAAGTGCAGAACTAAATTGTATAGTTCCGCGTTCAATGCCTACTACATGATAGCTTTGTGTATAGTCAACACTTGCACTGTTGGCATATTTTTGTAATAATGTCCATCCGCCCTTACTATTATTTTTTACCTTAACAATATCGCCTATTGCCGATGAAATTGTTGCTAATTCTGTAAAAGTTTCAACGGCAAATGTTGGACTGGTATTTTGATTAAAATTATCAGCATACCAATCAATATAGGTTCTATACTTTCTTACGTCATAACTTTGTGTTTTAACTCTTGACCAAGTTGGTGGAGTAGTTGATGAATCATATCCGTAGATACTCCAAGAGTTGCCTGCTTGGGTATCTTGATGTACCAGTACTGAATATGGTCTAGTGATTAATACTGTATTATCATCATAGCCGTTTCCTGTAGAAATAACTGTTGCATCAATGACTCCGCCTGTCACACTATCGATAACTGCACGAAGTACTGCATCAACGCCACTACCTACAACTAAAATATATGGTGCTTGTAAATATCCGCTGCCGGAATTTACAATATTAATTCCAACGATTTTACCATCTACAATAATTGGAGCTAGTGTAGGGGCAACAAAATTTCCAATATTAATATACGATAATTCAGTATCAGTATCTTTTACAGCATCGTACTCGCCAAGTAGTATATTTGGTTCTGCTTCGTAAGTATCTAATGCTTGTATATCGCGTTGCTCAGCAATTTGATTAACAGCCATTACTAAGTTAGTTTGTTCGATAACTTGTTTTAATGCTTCGTATCGATTTATAAACATACTTTGACGAGGACGGAATTCTATTCCATAACGAAGTTTAGAAGGTAAACTTGAATCAGGTACCTCTCGATCATTTGCATCTTTACCGCATAAACTGTCAATCCATTTTTCTTCAATTTTTGCAGGTAGTGTTATATTAGAATCATTGCTGATAATAGCATACTGCCGATGTATGTTTCGTTGATCTGGATTATCTAAAGTCCAATATTCTACTGATAACACTGCATTAGTATTCTTCAATAGTGGTTTGACATTGAATAATGCCATACTACTTGACCCAGTAAGTGCAAGGAATTTATAACCTTCGCCTCTCGGATTAGCAATAAGATTTGAAACACTTTGGGCACTTATAGATCGACCTAGCGTATTCGGTACTGTGGTTTTGTTTTTTACCCAGAAATAGTAAGTATTCTTAGCACTATTACTGATAGTGTCATACTTTGTTTCAATGCTGTATATTGAAGCATCGTATAACGTCTTTCCACTAATTCCTTGAGTTAATCCTGCATCAGTATCGGCTAAACTGTTCCATCTATCTGGAGTATAGCTAGTAGCTACCCATTCGTAGATATCAATACTTGCTCCCGGAAATATTGTAGACCAGTTACTTGTTCTGTATGCAGTATCATTATCGTGACTATCAATAAACTTAGCAGTGCTTAAATCCCACCATAACTGTCCTACTTGCTTAGGACCCCATGCCATACCGGGTTTTACTGTTACTGAGGAATCACCTTGACTATAAATTGCAGGATCATCAAACGATTTATATTTAATTTCTTGATCGGCTGGGCCGGCTATGCGACCTTGAATAGGATCAATCACATCAAGATATGTAATTACTTGATTCGTAATTTTATCATATATAAAGGCACGTTTTATCTTACTGATATCAACTTTTGGTTCTTCAAGATGCACTACATTCCATGCAAACGTTCCTGGAGGTTTAGTATACTCATATATCTTTCCTGATGATACCGTGCTAGTACCAGTAATGGTTGCATTAGCTACTGTTTGACTAATACTAACTACGTATATTCCAGAACTACCGCTTACTACAGTTGTTCCGGTAGCAATACCTTGACCTGATAATATCATGCCGGCAACTACTTGACCAGCTACTGTTGTTCCTACTGTTAATATTGTTCCAGTAATCGTACAATTTTCTAATACTGCATTAATAACAGCAGTCGGTGCACCTACAACAATATTCCATGTTCCGATCGCAAAACTATTTCCAAACTTACTGTTTGAAGGTGCAGGGTTTACTAACATCTCTCCAAATGTAAATTTTGTTCCGGTATTTGAATCTGCATCGTATACAGATATGCTGCCAGAATTTATTTCGTTGTGTCTGAATTTTGTCGACTTACTGTCAAATATTGTATCCTCACCATCGAACATGGTAGTAACTAGTGCATCTGCGTTGTTACTATATACTACTAGAGTATCAGATATATAACCAAACGCTAACTTATATCCAAATTGTCCTTGGTTTTTAGGGCGGGTATTGAATAATTCTTGATATCGTACAAATCGATATGCTGTATCATCAAAATAATATACTTCAACTTTCCCCGAACCATCTAACGGACTACCTACTGCTAGATATTCTACAAAAGGCAGTGTCTCGTATCTTTGAAAATTCAGTGGGCCGCCGTAAGATGATAATGCTACCGATGAGCCATAGTTATATACTGTTCCAGGTAATACCTGTAACTGATACCATATATCAGTAGCTTTGTCATATCGGAACACTGTTGCTGCTCCCGGGGTTACTTGGATTGTTCGCACTCCACCTATGATAGCTGCAACAGTTTGACCAGGTGCTCCTACTGCTAATGAATTACCTATACCGCTAGTGTTAGTCACTAATGTAGCACCAAATCCGTATTGTCCCGATGGTGCAGTAAGCGTAGAATTATATGCCCACGAAGGAGTAGTAAAGTATAGGACACCTTTAGGTGTTTCGGTAGGAGCTGCACTGATTACAAGGATGCCTGCTGTGACTGTAGGGTATAACGGATTTTGTATGACTTGTGATACTGTCTGAGCTGAATCAAATGCCTTACCTATTGTAGTTACTCCGTTTACTGTTATTGCATTGCTTATCAGCATGCCTGGTGAAATATTTGTGGTATCGGATACGCTTATGGTACTGCCAATTGATGCGTAGGCTGCTGCTCCGGCACCTGTGGTGCTTGAAAATGTTATTAATGGTAGTGTCTTTTTATCATAACCAGATCCGGGAGTCACAACCTGAATTGATACCACTCCGTAAAGTAAATCAAATGTTGCACCGATACCATGGCCACCAGATACAGGAATATTTTTAGTTGTAGTTATTCTGGAAACTGTGGTAGTTGCCGCTGTAGTATAGGTCCCCGGACTATAAACAACTGCTGAAGTAATCGCACCAATCCCGTTGACTGATACTACTCTAATGGTTGCAATCTGAGTGGTAGACGACACCGCAGGAGCAAATACACCGCCTATAACAGTAAGAAGATCATTAGTTTGATAGCCGCGGCCGGTTGCGATTAAGGTGATATTAACAACACCAATTGTTGAGGTTGCAGTTGCTGGAACACCACCGGATACAGTAGGAGCAGCAATATTCACACTAGGATTTGTAATATAACCGCTACCTGATGCGGTCACTATAAGTTGTACTACTGCGGTATTACTACTACCATTTGAGTTGTATTCGCTAACTGCCTGTATAAAATTTTCATATTTTAGTTGATATACCCTGCCAGCACCGCTGTCTGCTCCCGGAGCTCCAACAAACAGACTGTATGCTGACTGCCCGGTTGGCGACGGATGGTTTACAAATGCTAGGCTGGCACCAAATCGTTCATTAGTCGTTGGGAGCGGACTAAGGATAGTATCTACTAAAGTAAAGATATTATTACTATCTTTTTTATAAATGCTAACAGCCCCTTGTGCTGTTAATGAACTATTTGTACCTGTTACATCAACTGGAATATATTCTACCGGTGTCCAATAGTTTGAAGTTCCAGTAAATTCTAAAATGCCAGATACTGTTTGTGTAATGTTAGTATTTAAGAATACAGTAGATCCTGATTTTTTTGTCACAGTTGTTAGTGCTGGTATAGTACTTCCTATTACCAGTTGTGTAGGCAAGATTGTACCTAGCAAACTCAATACTGTTATTTGATTTCGGCCAAATACAGCAACAGAGTTGACTAGGCCAGTTGTAGGAGTACTAATTGTTATTGTTGTACCACTGATATTTGTAACTGTTGCACTTGCTGGAATTCCTGTTCCAGACACAGTTTGACCAATAAGGATATTTGTATTGTCAGCAACTGTTAGAGTAGTAGATCCAATAGTAGCCGTAGTCTGTTTTGCAACTAACGCAAACGTGCCTGTGCTGGTAACTGTGCCTGTTACTTGCTGACTTAGAAACAAAATATATGTTGTGGTAGAACTGATAAAAGTACTGCCAGTTACTGTAGTATTAGCAGGTATATTAACACCAATTGCTGTCATACCTAATGATATGCCGACAGCAGATGCTGCTGGTATGGAAATTGTATTTGTTCCAAATAATGTTTTACCGCTTGGTTGACCATACGTTGGTGTATCTAAAATAATAACATTATTAGTTGTATCTACACTGATGACCAGTGTGCCGGCTGACATACCCGCACCAGTAACCAACATTCCAGGAATAATTCCTTGAGTAGTATCAACTTTAATTGATGTAGTTTGAAATACTGATGTGCCGGCAACAACCTTAACTATACCACCAAATGTAAGTGTAGTCGATGCAGTAACTGAAATAACAGGCTTAGTTAATGATAGTGTAGCTGTATTATTAACATTTATAACCACTGCACTAATATAAGTGTCGTTGGCTATACCAACACCGGAGACATTTTGTCCCACATATAGTCCGGTAGTACCATTTACAGTAATATTTGATAATGTTGTAAAAGTCCCTGTTGGTTTGTAATTTACAGAGTATGGACTTACATTAGTACCAACTGTTGACGAAGTGATTAGAGAATAGGCCACAATACTCTGTACTGTTGCTGTTACTACAGGCGGAGTATTAACAGGAACAGCAGTAGTTGCCTGATAATATAATCCGTTATATTCTACTAAATCACGTGTACTGTAGGTGCTAGATTGTACCCAAGATAATTTCCAATGACTAGCAGCATAACTAGCAGACGGTGTTCCTACTGCTAACCAGTTGCTATCATAACTCAATGCTAGTGTTTCGCCAATGATACTGTTAGAATTAGGATTAACCCCAAAGTCATCACTTTTTGCAATCAACGGAACATCTATAGATTCGCGCTGAGTCCAATTGATCGAAGTAGCTGTTGATTTATCCCAAACAAATATTTGGCCTAGATTTGTACTAGATACTAATAACAAACCATCTTGACTTAAACTTACTGATCTACCAAGAGCCAGTCCATTTGACGGAAATCCGTAGACTAATTCTGATGGGTTATAAACTGGAATGTTTTCCCAGGTTGACCATAACTGTTGACCATTGAATGTTGCAGAATCAATCCAGACTTTCTCCCCGACTTTGATGTCACGCAGTAAGCGTTGATCACCTTCATTAATACTAGGAGCTCTACTACTGGTCAACAAATAAATTATTACTCGATGCTGTTCAGCAAATGGAGAACTTGGAGGATTAAGTAAATTTGGGGCATCAATAGTAATTGTTACATTGCTAACAGCAGCGACTCGATAGAACCCTGCAAATCCAGTAACTTCTTTGATACCAATATAGTCGCCAACAAATAATGTATGATCGGCATCGGATGTAATGACTAACTGATTATTTGAATATGCAATGTCTAGGACATTAATATATGAAGCCGTTAGTCTGTAAACATTCCAACTAATTCCTTCAAATCCTACCCAAATATAATCTCCGGCATAGAAAGATGTGATATCTACAGATAATATGTCACTTAAATGAGCCACGGACGTCTTAACATCACTAAGTCTTGGAAATCCAGCGGACCTTAAAAATGCACGATAATTATTCACTAGCGGCCACGGATTACTATTATACCCGATCGGTTTTAGGTAAATGTCTGTAGGTGTTTGTCTTATAACTAAATCATAGTACGGCGGTGTTAACGCATCTGTTAGTTGGATACCTTGAGGATTATTTTTAAATAATGCCTCATCTAATGTAAATTCAATTTGTTCATATGCTTTACTTGCACCATATTCACCAAGGCGGACCGCCCACTCTTCGTAGAATGTTAAACTTTCTTTATTATCTGCACTAAGTACATCAAATAATTTATTAAGAACATTTTGTGTTCCCTTTTCACGAATCATTCCTTGATAGAATTTAAATTCGCTCACATCGTCTTGAATAATATTACTCAAGTATTGACGCTTTTGATATCCAATTAAATGTTGTGCAACCTTCTGCTGGCTAGCATCAAAATTATCGCTATCTAGGCTATAGAAATCTGTAAATTGACTAGCTTTATATGTCCAGTTAGGAAGTAATTGTGCAGATGGTTTAGACAATAATCTTACCCAGTTTATTGATCCATCAACTGCCTTTTCACTAAACTTTTCTGATCCAACAACACGTTGGTCGGCACTATAATAAAATTCTTTATATTTTACAGTGTCACCTAGCGAGTAATCTTGCCACGGCTGCCAATATTGAATTACTGCTTGATCAAAGATAAAACCTGGTACATCAAATCCGCCGTACCAGTTAGTACTTACATATCCAGATACTTTGATACGCTCTTGGCGATAACCTGTTTCGGGATTATAAATTGTGTCATTAAACAATGTAGAATTATCTAATAAAATTATCTGTTCTTTTTGTACTAGATAGAAACTTGCACCATATATTCCATCGGCAGTTGTTGTCTTGTAAGTAGTAGTATTATCTTTTCTGTACAAGTTAATAAAATTTGGTTGGAGAGGGGTACCGTCTACTTTAAATATTTCATAATTATTAAATGAATTTTCTATGCTGTCAGCTACTGACAACGGTGTTGCAAATGTAATTGAATCTGCTGCTGGACTTAAACTAATTACTGAACTGCCCACTGAGCTAAGGCCGTCTAACTTAACATATTTTGTTGAATCAAAGGTTGCGGTTGGTAGTATTTTTTGTATGGCTTGATAATACTCACCATTATATTTTACAATTTCTTGGTATGCAATTGGTTGATTAGGAATCCAGTCTTTCCATTTATCTTGACCGGTTGACCAATTTTGTGTTGTCCAGAAAACAAATTCTTTTGCACTAGTTTCCCAGTTTGTCACAGATGCAAGATTTGTATTGAATTCATCAAACACAAATCCTTGATCTTTTAAGTACTCGCCGTAGCCCTGTAAGAAATCAACAACTTGTTGTATAGTTGTAAAATCAGTACCATACGGTACTACTATAGGTTTTTTTCTATCCCATTTTGTTCTTAATACTACCTCGGTTCCTCCTACGATAGGTAAACTTGATAATCGAGAATAATATTTTGCTATAAATGCTGTATCGGTAGTGTGTGTTGAAATTACACGATAGTATTGCTTATTATGCTCAACAACTTGTCCTGAAATATATTGTTGATAAGGAGTCCAGGTTGCATAGCTTTCGCTAATACCACCTACGTTGATGGTAGCCCCTGATCCTAGATATTGATAATATTTAAAATATGGTACTGTTTGACTATATCCGCGTATTTCGAATCGATTAGATAGCTTATTAACAATAACTCCGCTATAGGTTATCTTTTTTATAGGGCTTGAACTGTTTAATATAATATTATAGTTTTCTTGCGGAACAAAAATACTGCCTGTACTTAATGGTGTTTTACTATCTAATAATAAATTAAATTTTTCTTTGCTAGTAAATGCGCCAACACGATAACTTAACTTAGCAGTCATATGAGTCAAATCATATTGATAAGCGTTATAACTTAATAATGTATCACTTAAAATATACTCAACAAGATAATTGATTAGACCAGCAGTTAGTGATACTGTAGTACTAGAATATATGCTAGGTAGCTGAATATCATTAGGACGAACACGCAGTCCAGTATTACTATAGATTAATTGCCCGGCTATATTGCGAACTATCCTTGAACGATCTAATAATACACCAAATGTCTTTGCTGGTAGCAATACTAGCGCGGTACGTATTACGCTAAATGAATAGTGACTACTGCGGCGCCAAGTAGCTTCTACTGGGCCTACATCACCAAATACATAATCTGCATTTGTTAAATTTGTATTTACACCTCGGGCAACTCCGGCCAGGTATGGGCTAAGGATGTTACCTTGATCATCCACTGGAATATGATCTAGCAAATATGATCTAACAAATTTTGGTATCACATACGGTGCACCGGCTGGATCTTTAACTAGTCCAGCAGCAAGATCTTGCCACATCACTAAATTGTCACTAGTATAGGGTGCAGGACCGTAAACACTTGTCCACCAACTTGGTTGATCAGTGAAGCCTAGCATCTCCCAAGGTGCTTGACCTGGTCTGTCAGTGTCATACATCCAGCGGTATACACCACGCCAGTATCCTGGAATATCTCTGCCATCCGGCGCATAGTGACCGCGATAGTTAAATGTTAACGGATTATTTCTATCATAACTAACTGGTTGAGTAAAATCTCTACCGATATTAACTGCCCATTTGTAAAAATTAGGCGACAGGGCTTCATTAAATTCTGCAAGAGTATAATCATTAGTTCTATTATAACTAGGAATTAAATCGTGGATATCAAATATTGTACTATCATATTTTGATTTAATATTATTATAGATACGTGTCTCTAATTCTAAAATAATTGCATCTCTATAATCGCCATATGCAGTAATTTGACTACCGTCATGGCCTTGAATAACTGTTGTAGGAGTGATTAAGCTAGTATCTAAATATTTCTTAGGTTGATACTTTGGCCATAATCCTAATTTAGTAGGAGTCTCTGGAATGAAACTTCCATTTGTGTTTTCGTATTCGTACGTGGTAATTTTATCACCGTTGGCTAATACTGCTGTAACTACAACAAATCCTTGTCCATCAAATGTGTAGTCTCTGCCGTGGAGTAGTTGTGTCCCATTAAGATAAACAAGTACTGATTTTGTCGATAATACATCAAGTGAGAATATTGAACTTAGCGGATAATTCTTAATTCGATAATCTACAACTGTTAGATCTCTGCGAATTGCTGCGCCGTAGGCAACCATATCGCTAGAATAATATGCACCTGTCTTAGGTTTATCTTGATTAATACGCTGTAAAATTGTGTTCACTTGTGTGACCACATCTGTATCTAATCCTAGGCTAGTAGCAACTGTTATAAAATTTCGTTTGAAACTTTGATAGTCGTCTCTTGATTTTTCAATTGCCTTAATAATATTATTAGATTCAGTCGTGATATGATACAACCCTAAACTTAACGGACCGCTATGTTGAACAAATTTTGTGCCGTATGCCGTTGAATTTCCAATATCTCTTAAGTTACTGGCACCGGGATATGCTCCAATAAATTTAGGTGCATTATCAACTATACTAGAAACATGATCAATAACTTCACCTAATGTGAAATCTAAAATTGTATTGTTAAATGGGTTATTTTGTAAGGCAGCTGGAATCTCATAGTACCCATTACTATTAATTGGTTGTGCTGCATAGGTTTTAATTGTTACTACATCAGAGGTTTTTACTGGGGTAACAAACACAATCTTTTTATACACTACTCCGTTAACTACTGACCAATTGTCAGGAGCAGAACGTATGCCGTTAACATAGATGCGAATAACTAGATCTGATAGATCATTAATATTATCAAAGATATCAATATCAAAGTTATTTGTTTTATTTGAATTTTTATAGATACGTAATGCTGCCTGTGTTATTGGCACCACACACGTTTTCCAGCCGTTGACATAACTTAATTGTTGTGTGTATCCTGTCTTAACTAGATAGCCAGTATTAATCGTAATTGAAAATACATCACTAGCAGTCTTGTAGGTAAATGCATCAGTTGCTAGTGCAAAATTAAAAACAATATCTCCAATATTATCAATATTTTTATGAGTAAGAGGGAATCCTAGTGCAACGTCGGACGACCCTGTGCCTACTTTATAAGAAAATAGTGTAGTTCCTTTAAATGTTGAACCAGGATATGCTGTTGATGACGTATCACTAAACGATACCAGTTTACTATCAACTATATCAAAAAGTGGAGGTTGGTTTGTGGAGGTTTTTTGCTGACCTTCAATCCATGTTGCTCCATTATACCAGAACATCTTACTCTGATTTACTTTTCCACTCTTGACTAGAATAGTATTATTTGTATTTGGAGTCTGAGTCGGAACTAAATGTATTTGTCGGCGAGCGCCAACTGTGACAAATTGTACTGTGAATATTTGATTTTTTACTAGGACGTCGGTATCTGCAACAAATAACACACGATGACCATCAATTAGTGAAACACTATCTACAATATATCCGATGGCGCCTTCAACAATACTCATGGCATCGGTAGTTACTGTGTCGATAACGTCTACATCGCTAATTGCTACATTACCAAAATTATATAATTTTAGATCCGGTTCAAATTCTATGATAGGTCGAATTGCGCGGCTTTCTTGATTTAACTCTGGGATGTTACCATTAATTTTAGCACTGGCTGTAATAACATCTTTATGAAACCAACGGTTATATCTTGACCATGCATTATGATCTTGAGAAGCTCTATTAATAAGAATATAATCTTTAATAGTTGCAAATCCGCTGGCATCAGCAAACGGTCTAGCATCAAACGGTGTAGTATCAAATAATATTGCTTCGTTTGTTGTATACGGACTTATTACTTCTAATGTTGTTTCGTTAACTAAGGTGATTGCAGTACCTACACCTTCAACATACCAATTACCCGTTGTATATTCTTTTGGAGTTACATTGCCACGGAACTGTACTTTCATTCCGTTGCTTAATGCTGTTCCGTCGGGAAGAGTATAAGTTTTTTTACCTAATACATCTTTATTAATATCAAGGTCTGTATTTTCAGTTATGTCAAATATTTCAAATACACCGCCTATATCAGGATCACGATTACTTAGGTAATATAAAATATCTGGAGCATCAGCCGGCACAGTAAATGTAACTGTTCCGATCTCTACAGCATTTTTAGGTAAACCTGACGGTGGTGTATAGTAGTCAACAACACCAAGAGTCCTTGATGTTTTAATAGTAAACGGATTTCCCGGACTATTAATATCAAAGTGATAGGTCTGGCCTCGATATAACTTAATAGTAGGATTAGGTGTTAGACCGTCCGGAGTAAACACATATTGATCATTGCCTTTTTCGTCCTGTGTTACAATACTAATATAGGTACTAGAAATTGCATTTTGCTGACCATATACCTGAATACTATCAGGGCCGTATGGTAACCAATAATAGTCATTAAAATTTACAAACTTATCCCAGTCAATGTGCGGATCCCAAGAATACATTTCTTGCTTGTTTAATCTAGCATGATTAAGAGTGTTACTGCCAAACACCGCTAATTGATTAATATAATCTTGATAATCTTTAAAAAATGTTGTATTCCCAAGTGTGTCCTGCACAGTTAAACCAGGTTCTAATTGATAATTCTGTCTTGTTTGATCAGCAGCTTCTACAAAAATGTCTGTGCCAGTTGATGCCTTGGCATTTTCTCGGCCAATGTATCCATTAACTTTGTTAACAGTACCTGGTTGTATTAGTTGATCAACTGTTGCCTGGATGAATTTCTTATTAGCATCTGACTGATAAATTTTTGGAATTAAATCCGAACCTTGGCTAGTCGATGCACTAGGATTAATTTTATCAGCCATTTGTTGATCCGTATGTTGAACTTGTTATTACTTGACTTGTTGCATTTGTAGTCACTGTTGTACCTGCGATTGATTTAATTTCTGTAGCAGTAATATCTGTAATAATGTCAATATCACTAACTGTTGCGGTGCTTATGAATAATTCGTTGCTAGCACTTGTTATCTCAAATAAACTACCAAATCCTAGACCACCTAAGCGTGGGACAATTACAAAACTAGAAATGTCAGGTGCCATTTTTGTCATCACATACGTTGCCATTTCTGTAAAATAAAATGTATCACCAAAATCCCAATTACCTAAACTAAAATAATCGTTGATTGCTGTGATAATTCTAGATTTAACATCGTTATCACTTAGTACTTCGCTAGTATTTTTAATAACCTTAAATGATGCTTGCAATTCTGCTGGTGCTGTTTGACCAAATAATTTTTTATATTTCACAGAATGATAAACAATTTCATCTGACAAACTCTTAATTAAATTAAGTTTAGGTGATAATAAATCATATAATTCGTCAGTACCCGGAGGCAATGGTTGTGTTTTCTTTGTACCTGCAAGCCACTGCCTATAAGCAGTATCGTAATTTTGTGTTAGTACATATACATCAACAATATTACTTGCACCAGGATCTATTCTACTTTCATAGTCGGCATTGTGCTTATACTGAAATTTAAGATCATCGCGGCCAACGTATACTTTATAATCTAATGATGGAATAAGTCTAGCTGTGTTTAAATTTAATTGTTTGACTACATCGGTGTCTTGGAAATAAAAATACTGTCCGTCAGTATATTGTGACAATGTATCAAGGTAGATCTGACTTGGTAAAACTAGTACCACTGGATTAGCCGGGTCGTTATATACATATCGATAATCTTCTTGTCCTTGAGCTATTACATATTTTTCTTCTACAATATAAGTTACTAAATTAAATGTTACAAGTGTTGCATTTAAAGTTCCGGAATTAGGAACACTCAATGTAATTGTGCTAGTAATACTGTTTACCGATAGTACAGTAGCATAATTACCAATTCCTTGACCTGTAACATTCATTCCAGTAACTAGCCCTGTTGAGTCTGCTACTACTATCGTATTTTGAAACACTGTACCCGTAGCAAAAGTTGAAACTACTGGAGTCACTAGGTCTAAGAATAGCTGTGGATTGTCCACTGTGCCGTTGACTGATGAATCAGCAAATCCAATAACTAACTTGCTATTATCAACGTATCCGTCAAGCCCTTGCCACTCGTTGACTATCTTCCATTTGTAATCTTGACCAAACGGCATTACTGAATTAGGTCGTGTATTAATACTTAAGATGTTGATATTATCTTCTACAATCATATTATTAATACTATCATAGATTTTTTTGCTTGAATCAAAATAGAAACTAATCTGTTTATTGCTTTCAAAAATGTATCTACTGGCACGATTGGTAATTGTGTATACTACATTATCTGTTGTGAATAATAAAAGCCAACTAGAATCTAGATTTTGATTTGTTACATCACCTTGTTTGCCTAGACTGAATGCATTTACCCTATCTAAATTACTTTCATATATAATCTGCCATGTCTGTGTAACAGCTTCATAACGTAGACCAAATGTCTTATTAGCATAGATTAGATCAATCATTGTTGTGACTACTGACGATGGTATAGTAGTATTCCAAGGCGGGATAATTTGAGCAATATATGGTGAATGAGTTCCAGAATTATCTACTAGTGACGGTAATGGTTTATTTAAAGTGACTGGTCCTAATCCGCTGGCTAATGTTTTAAGTCCAGTTGATGAATATGCCGCTGTACCATCGTCGACTACCTTTGATACTTCTGCCCAGATATACATTAGTGCAGCCGGTGGCAAAGTAGCACCTTGAGTTAATGGCATTAGTGTATTATAATTACTGCCGTCAAAATAGTAGCCGGCTGGGGGGACAAATTTTATAAGACTACCTACTTGAAAATATTTTAAAGTTGTTGCTGTAAACTGTCCTACTGCTAGTGGAACTTTGGTAACTGCGTCTCCAATATAACCTGTAGCGGATATTGAGTCAGCAGTTTCTTGATACCAAGTATATTGTGAAGTAGATTGAATTGTGTTAATATAGTTACCGTAGTAATAATTTTTTAAATCGTCTGTTTTTAAAATTTCATAAACATTATTATAGATAGTATCATAGATATCAGTCTTTGTCAAATAAGAAAACAAGAAAGTTGACTTATACACTTCATTGAATAATATGCCGTCAGTGCCAAATAATGTTGTTGATCCGTACTTGCCTGTTGGATCTATCAGGTCAAAATATCTGCTAACTCCGCTGCTTGTTCGATTGATTGCTTTGACTTTTGCAACCTGGGTGCTAGAAGATAACGGACTAATGTTGTAATCTTCAGCAGTGATCATTCTATTTTGTGTATAGTATGTTTGAGGAGCATTAGTTTTAATGCTATCATTTGTTTCTGTTACCGATGCATTAGAAACACCGATTGTTAATCCTAGTGTTATTGATAGTGTTTGTGTCTGTCCGCTAGCATTTGTATATGGCACTGATATTGCAACACTTTTTATATCTGCGGTATTGATAGTATAAGAAAGACCGTTACTTACTCTGTAGTATGCTCTAAAATTACCAAGAGGTAAATTACCAAATGTACCGTCGCTGAATTGTAAACTGATTTGATCAGACACTCTGCTAATAACAGCGTAAATATTTTTAATATTTTTATTCAAGCTGTTGTAAATTACATTGTTACCAGTTAATGATGGAATCTGTGTCCAGTATTCAGACTCCGCACCGTTATTGTCTAAACGATATAGCCAAACATCGGAATTATTAATATTGTTTGCATCGATATCAATACTCTGATTACTGCTTGGTTGACTAATATTAAAAACACCTTGATTCAGTGTGCCTTGAGTAAAATTAAAAAAGAATCCATTAGCAGAACTTCCTGGACCGTGTCCGTCATCTCTGTAGACACATGCTAGGGTATTTCCAATCTTTGGAGCTTCTTCATAGATATATGATTGCCCTTTAAATGTCGTACTGGTGACTTCAAATGCCATCGATCTGCCAGCAACTGTTTTTGTAAAACTATAAACAGGAACACCGGTAACAGCACTGTTAATTCTATACTGTTGTGTCGGTATTCCATATATGTTTGCTGAATCCGATGGGCTACCAAACTGTTGTGTACTAGGAAAGGCAGCGTTCAGCACTCTGATAAATTGATCATACCAATTAGTATTACTTGCATCATTCCATACAACAGGTTGCCCAGCAAGGTTACGCCCATTAGAGTCAATAATACCTTCATCTGTAGTGATACTGGTGATTTTTAACAGACCGTTGGCAGCATTATTACGTTTAGCATTATAGCTGATCATGCGAGCAAGACGAAGGATACTGTCTCTGCGCTCGCTTAATTCTAAGAAGTTATCACGAGCATTTAGGTCAACGCGGAAAGCTATGCTTTGGCCCAAGAATGCTATCATATCTATTAGGGCAAGGTATTCGCTAGACTCAACATAATCGTTAAAATCTTCCGGATAATTCGTGCGGATATAGTCAATCATTGTGCGACGCAGATTTTCAAAATCATAGCTAGTGAAGTCTGCATTGCGGAAAGATTGATATATCTTCTTCCAATCTTGGGCTAGTAATAGCCTATTCTGTCTTGTGGTTACACTCATGAATTATCCCTATATCTGTATTTATTTTGTATAATAATCTACGTATTTTATTGTGTTATCAGTCCGTTGGCCTGATCAAACTTAATCTGCAAGGACTGTTGTAGATTATATGTTATGTAGGTCAACTGTAGCTCTATTTGTATTCCACTTTCATACGGAGTAACTAAAATTTGATCTGCACGTACCCTTGGTTCATTAGAAACAATTTGTTGTACATTTTGCAAAATAAGATTTTTAAGACCGTCTGTTAAGGGCTCAAACAACAGATCCCATATGATACATCCGTAGGTTGGATTCATTAGGCGCTCGCCTTGACGAATATAAAAGCTGTTTAACAAATCTTGTTTAACTAACTGATAATCATACAGTGCATAGTTTTCTGTATCAGGACTGATTGTGCTAAATCCCCTATACTGCTGTAGGATATTTTGATCATTATTTTTAGCACCTGTTAGTACTATTTTATTGTAAAGTGTCGCAGGAGAACTCATAATTATGTTCCTTTCCTAAATGTGTCAACTGACGTAGAGTAGTTGTTAAATGCTTTTGGCGTAGCTAAATTGCCAGCAACATCTCTATCTGTCTTTGCTGGAGTAAACGCAGTTGGGTCTAAATTTTCGTGATGTGCGTACGGCTCATGCGCAGGTATACGTTTTAAAATACTAGCAACTGTGATACCCGGATTGGTATGTGTAGTTAGTTTTGTACCTTTACCTGCTGCGGCAGCATCTGCTGTGCCACCAGTTACAAAATGTGAATAAGCAGCAGTACCTGAATTATATTGTGTAGTACTCTTAATGTGTGTTGTGCCTGTTGCAGTAAAAAAATTGTTGGCGCTGTTAATATTAAATGCCGCGGTGGTTGTAATAAAACCATTTTGTCCAACCATTAGAGTTGTATTTTTTCCGCTTTCAACTTGTACATTACCTGTTGCTTTCATATTAATATTTCGTTTAGCTTCCATATTAATATCTCTATCAGCATAAAAATTCATATCAGCTTCTGTGTGTATACTAATACTATCCTTAGCATAGATATCTATTTTACCATTGCTAGTCAATTCGATCCAGGTAGTTCCCGAGGCATTGCCAATGTAAATTAAGTCTTCAGAATTATGCATCAATATCTGATGACCTGTGCGTGTTCTAATCCTAACTAATTCGTTATGCGGAATAGTAACATTTCCGGATGGTGTTGCATTATCAGCTAGTCCTTCTATTGATTCGTAAATAGGCGGGCCGGCATTAGCTGCTGTTTTTCTTATAAACTTATCATCGCCATCATCCATTACAAATGTAGTGCCGCCAAGACGACTAACTGGCACGTTCTGTGCTGGACTATCTGCTTTACCAATCTCACCGCGTTGAGCATTAGGTTGTTTATCTATAGGCCCCGGAGTTGATATACCAAACACCATACTTGGTATTTCGCGGCGTCCGCTACTTGTAGTAATGCCTCGTATGTCGTCTAACAATAATCCTTGATTTGATAGGATACTAGTAAAAGGATGTTTAGGTTTAGTAACTTTAGTTGCATCAGGTATTTCTTTTCCGTTAACTACTTTGTTATATTCTGCTACAGGAACACGGCCGGCTCGACCGCTTGCATCTTGAAAATCGCCGCCGTCGACGGTATATTCAGTTGCAGCAATTCCAGGCACCATAAAATTAGCATCTTCTGGCGGTACACATCCTATCCAAAAAGGTTGTGACGAGTCACCGTTGACAAATATAACCATCACCAGCGCACCAACATCCGGAGGCACCATCCACATACCATAACTCTTTTGTGTATTATTATAATCGTCAACAGTATCTCTAATAAATTGATCTCCTGTTGCACCAAAAAATGGAGTCATCATACGTGCTTTAAATGTTTGTCCGGCGGAACTATCATTACCTGTTGGTTTAATCAGTTGTACTTCGAGAACGCCCATGTAATTAGGTTCAAAGTGACCTACTACCTTAGCTAGGTACGGACCGGCATCAATTTTTGAATCGTCATGCGGAATATTTGCTGTATAATCCTGATTATTAATTGGATTTGCCAAAGAGTCCTCCAATTACGCCAGTTGCGTAGTCTGATATTTTTTTAACAACTTCGGTAACATTTCCTAATTGTGCGCCTGTAGCTACAGCAGTATCATCTAATTCTTGATTAGGTCTTCTATTTCCAGTAAGAGTCTGTGTAAATTTTCCTCCGCGGAATTCGTTTCTGACACTAGTAACATAGTACAGTCCACTCCATGTCGTCACAGGAACTGTTTTTGTACCTGCACCAAAATTATATAATCCAGTAGCTTGATTTATATCAATCGGTGTTCTAAAATTTACTATAATGTCAACTTGACCATTTTGATAATTTACTGATCCGTTTGCATTTAAATTTTGTTGGCTAGTCGGTTTAGCTGTATAATTTCCGGATCCGCTATCCGGAAGGAAATACGGATCACCTACTATTTTTAAATCTAACGACATCATCTCATTACCTTTTGTAGCAGCTTGATGAAATACTCGGGCCGCCCTTGTAGCATCATCTTCTATACCGGGGCCGCCTTGGCGATCGAACCAACTATTAGTTATAGTGTGATCTATTTTTGAAACCGCATTTCCTCTTTGCACATCATTACCTTCGCCGATTGGATTAGGTGATGAATTAGTATCTGCTTTGTTGACGCCGCTACCTTCAGAAGCACCAGCAATTACTTTAGGATTCTTTCTAAAACTATCTGCTGCCATTAAATTTGCAAATGCTGTACTAAATTGTATATTAAAATCAATTACTTCTGTATTTTTGCCGGTATAAATATAGTTATACCACTTAACTGCTTCTTTTACTAATGGTTTGTAAGGAGGTTTTACTCCGGGTGCCATTGGAAAAGTACTCGCATGAACTTTGTAAGGTACTATACGATATACTAATAATTTTGTAAATTTACCTGTAACTTTTAAATTTGCATCACTTATAATATATACCTGTGTATCTATATTAAACCAATTACGCTGTCCCTTATCATCTAGTCCATTTTCACCAAATGCTTTTTTAGTATAGCCGCTCGATAATATTGTTTGAACAATCGCGTTTGTTACAGTACTATCCTGGGGGAATGTTAACACCCCCGTAGTAGGATCAACTTTAATATTTGAACGAACCCATGTTTGTTTATTTGGGTCCCATATACTATCTTCCGGTGTTGGAACAGCGTTTGGTTTCCTATCAAAACTAAAATCCATTGCACAAGACCCAATTTCATTTACTGCGGTATCTTGTTGAATAAGATTTTGCTGGTTATCCCTAGTTAATCCGAGTGTAGAGTAGATACTGCTAGTAGCTTGTTGATTTGTACTCTGTGTAGCAGTGACATTGGGTGACGAGGTTACTATTGCACCAGAAGAAGGTATCTTATCTGCTGTTGGGAAGATTATTGCAATTTCATCAGCATCCTTTAATACACCTTGCTTAACTAGGTCTTTAAATTTTGCATTTACTACTGACTGTAAACTATTAGGGCCCGATTGCAATACCTCGCGTATAGTTTTTCCTTGTACTGCATGATCAGATCTTAGTTTATTAAATTCTTGAGTTTTAGCACCATGCGACCAATCAAATGCTTTACAATGATATACTGTTCCACCCGATGTGACTTTAAAATCTATTTCTGTAAAACGTAAGACAAAATATCGAGTACTATCCGGAACAGTTGACATTACTCCGTTTTCTTTGGCGCCTCTAAATTCAATTTTAAAAAGAAATGGTGCTTCGGTATATGATTTCATCCCGTTTTTGTAAGCTGCTTCTTGTACACATTGCAGAAATAACCCCATGCTATACGGTTCAATAATGTCAAATGTTATATTTCCAGTAAACATTGCCTTTCCACTTTTTTGTGCAATAGCATTGTTCATTACTAAATTCTCTATGAAGAAATCAAATTTACCGTATGCTGTTGTAATTCTATTGTTAGGATCCATGTTAGCTGTTTTTGCTAGCAGAGGTAATTGTGCTCCGGCTATATAGGTCAAGTCAGGTTGCTCTAACTGTTTTTTTGTAAGACATGATAAACTTATCACGTATTCGTAACTAGCATACGACGCTAGTACATTTGGTAGCGGAAATACTTTTTTAGGAATACCAGAAAATAAACTAGATACATTTCCTAATGCGCCACCTATCGCCGATACAGGTCCTGAATTAGATACAGTATTGATTACTTGACTAGCTGCGCTTGTTGCTCCGGTAATATCGGCCATATTATAATCCTAACAATAAAGTTAGTCCGCTTTTTTTTGGAATATAAATTTGCTTGCCTGGAACAAAATCAAAAATAGGATCTTGTAACACATCAAGATTACGCTGTATAAACACCCACCACAGTGCCGGAGTCTCATATAGGTCAAATGCTAATAGATCTGGACGATATGTATACTGTGCTTCAATTGTATAGAGAAAATCATCTGCATCTGCAGGTACTGGTCTGATTTGTAAAAAATCAAGATAAGTCTGTACGGTGGGTGTAGTAAAGTATGGACTAGTGTTTGTGTATAGTGCCATGATTAAATATATCCAAATGAATTATTAAGATACCCGCCTGATACAAATCTATCAAGACTAAAATTTCGAGCACTTGTACGGCTGTAAATTGGTTGAAGTGTTACTGTAAAAGTACTCTTGGTCGGAACGTGAGTTTGGCCGCCACTTGTTGTTCCACCAATTCCAAATGTGCCAGCTAAGCCGGCTAGGC